ATCACGGTGCACGGCCATGGGTTGCTACCAGATATCGCGGCGGATCTTCGCCAGACCATGTCGCCGGCGGAAGTGCGCGCGCATGAAATACTCAAGCGGTTTGCGCATGGTCAGGAACTTGTCGGCGCCGAGATCGGGGTGTTCGCGGGGGAACTGTCCCGAGCGCTGTTGATGGGGTGCGAAGATCTCTCGCTTCTGATGATCGACAGCTGGGAAGGCCACGGGGCCGCATACCGCGATGGCTCCGGCGACTTCCATGCGGGGCTGCCGCAGATCGCACAGGATGATTTTTATTGCAGGGCGCAAAAGCGCGTGACGTTCGCGGGGAAGCGGGCGACGATCATGCGCGAGCGCTCCGATGCAGCAGTTTTCCGTTTTGCCAATCACTCACTCGATTTCGTTTTCATCGACGCCGATCATTCCTATGACGGTTGTCGTGCCGATATCTATGACTGGCGGCGCAAGATCAAACCCGGCGGCTGGCTGTGCGGCCACGACTACCAGAATCATGCTTTTCCCCAATTCGGCGTGACGCGCGCCGTCGATGAATTCGTGTCGCGTCACGCCCTCAACCTGGAGACCGGCGAGAACTTCTGCTGGTTTGTCCAATTGCCAACGGAGAAACAAGATGCCGCTTAAAAGTGAATTCATGGCGCGCGGCATGGCCGCGGGTGCAGCCGGTCTCGTCGGTCAGGATCCTGCCGCAACCACTCTGACCGCGACGGGATCGACACAAGGCGGCGCCTTGGCACTGGCGTCGAACTTTGCCATTTTCGGCACGGTCGCTGGCTCGACCGGCGCCATCCTGGGCGAGCGTGGCATCTACATCATCGTCAATGGCGGCGGTAGCCCTCTGACGGTCTATCCGCAGGTCGGCGGGAATATCAATGGTGGAACACTCAACGCCGGCTTCTCCGTCACGAACGGCAAATCAGCCATATTCATTTCGAATGGCTTGACCTGGGGCGCCATCCTAAGCGCGTAAGCCGGTCTCCATCAACTCGTTTTCGAAGGAAATCCAATGTCAGTTGCGAACGGCACCTTTACCCGCACCAATCTCGGCCAGCAGGATGGATCAAACCATCCGCGGTTCTATCTCGAGCAGGTCGAGGATCATGTGGCCTCGGCAAATGCCGGCCGGCTGATCGCTCGGGATGAAGAGCGGGTCGAGATCATCATGCCGGGCAATCCGCATACTCGGCCTGTGGCGCGGGTCACCGACGAACATCGCCAGAAGTGGCCTCGCGAGTATGAGGCCTTCAAGGCCGGCATCGAAATCTCTCCCGAGGGAACTCCGCTGGAGGAATGGCCGATTCTCAAGCGCAGCCAAGTGATGGAATTGAAATGGCTGGGCTTCAGGACGGTCGAACACATCCGCGACATGGATGATCAGGCGATCCAGCGCATCGGCATGGGTGGCCGGCGCCTGAAGGAACTTGCGGGCGTGTTCCTCGACGATGCCGAGCGCATGGCGGTCACGAGCCGGATGTCGGCCGAAAACGAAAAACTCACTGACGAAGTGGCGATGCTGCGCCGCCAGGTCGCGGAAATGGGCGAACTCACGCAAAAGACCTTTGCCGAGCTGCAGACCATGAAGAACGCGCCATCGCCGTTGTTGACGCACATCCCCGGCATGTCCGATCCGGTCGAGCTGGCGAAAGTGGGTCAGCATGTCGAAGTCGCGACCTCTTCGCTCGACAATATCGGCGGTTCGCGACGTCGGCGCGCGGCATCTCCGGTTAATGCCGAATTGAACGAAAAAACCGCCTGAGTGTTGAGTTCAACGGTGATCATCGCCAACAAGGAGAATTGAAATGGCCGACCTTCTTAGTCCCCAGGTTTCCCTGACCGAGCATCGCGAGTTCTATCTTAACCCCCAGACCGGACGCACTCATGTCCGGATGCCGGCCGGCGGCGCAGGGGGCGGCGTGACGAGCTATGCCGACGTTCCGGCAACCGAAGAGCAGCACGTCGAATTCCTCAAGCGCCAGCTCGACGTCAAGAAAGCCGAAGTCGATATGCTGTCGCAGACGCACGGCGAGGCCGATCAGAAGCTGAAGGAAAAGAAGGCGCAGCAGCACAAGGATCAGCCCCGGCCCCTGGTCGAGGACGATGGCCCGACGATTCAGGAGTGGGTGGCCAGCGGTCGCAAGGCGCGCGACTATCCTTCCGCTGGTCTCGCCTCGAAGAGCACGCCGGAAGAGGTTTCTGCCGCGGTCGCTGCCGAGGCTCATGCTGACGGCGAATCCTGGGCGAAAGAAAGCGCGGCGCAGCACGCCGCCGTTTGATCGGCTTCTAGCCGCGCGGCCTTTGACGGGCCGCGCCGGCTCTTTTCCGGAGAGATCGATCTATGACCGACAAACCAACCGGCGGCGTCATTCCGTTTCAGCCGCGGTCCGGCTCCGAAATGGACGACGTCGAGGCGATAGCCCGCGCCGAACGCGATGCCGTGATGGCGACGCTTTCGAATATGCTGGCCTCACAACAGCAGTTCGAAGGTCAGATGAAACTCGCAATCGATATCATCGGCGAGTTGCAGTCCCATGTCCGCGATCTCGAACATGACGTGGCGCGACTGATGAAAGAACGCGGCAAGACGCCAGTCATTCTCAATGCGCAAGGGGCGAGGGCAAACTGATGGTCAAACTTACAACCGCCGGCCGCGACAAGATCGCGCCGAAGAATTTCGCGGGACCGAACAAATCCTATCCGATCGAGAATGCAAATCACGCGCGCAACGCGTTGTCGCGCGTCTCGCAAAATGGATCGCCAGCGGTGAAGGCCGAAGTCCGCGCCAAGGTCGAACAGAAATATCCGGCCATCAAACAGACCGGACCCGGCAAGGAACTTGAACGGCGGCTGGCGGCTAAAGACGGCCCTGGCGTCGGCAAGCTCGGCATGGCCGCACTGGGACGTAAGCCGAAGTGACGAGCGCAAAGGTCATTCCGCTGCGGGCTGGCCTTGCGCCGTCGCCTTCTGGCGGCGAGCCGAACGCTGCCGTTGTCGATCGTCTTGCGGAATTGCTGGAAATGGCGAGGGCCGGCGAAGTGGTCGGAATCGCGTATGCGACGCTGCATCCCGGCGATCTTTCCATTTACGACACACGCGGGCGCACCACCCGCGGCTTGCTCGGCGCACTGACGTTGCTTCAATTTGACATGTGCAAGGCGGACGCGGCCGAATGACCCTGCTCTCGATCTGCACCCAGATTGCCAACGACATTCCGCTGGCGGCGCCGACGTCGATCGTCGGCAATTCGGACGAAACCGCGATCCGGCTTTTGGCCAGTGCGCAGAACGCCGGCGAAGCCCTGGCGCGCAAGCCGCAGGGCGGCTGGATTGCGATGATCAAGGAGTTCGATTTCACGACGTCGGCGGTCGCGCCGCAGGCTGGCACCATCGCCAACGTCGGCGGGTTCGGGGTGATCTCGGGGCTGGCTTCCACTGCAGGGATTGTCGCCGGGACATGGTACGGCTTCGGCAATGGTTGCCCGAATAATTCGATCATTACCGCCGTCACGATCTCGAGCGTCACCATCAACCAGCCCGCGACCTTTACAGGATCCGGCATCTATAATTTCGGCAAGTCGGATTATGATCTGCCGGCTGATTTCGAGCGGGTGATCGATTCCACGATGTGGGACCGCTCGCGCTACTGGCAGATGCGCGGTCCCTTGTCGCCGCAGCAATGGCAGCTCTATAAATCGAGCATCATTGGGCAGGCCTCGATCCAGCGCCGGTTCCGGTTTCGCAAGGTTGCCGGCGCCACGCGGTTTTCGATTGATCCGGTGCCGACCGATAACGGCTCGCCGCTGGTGTTCGAATATGTCTCGAACGGCTGGTGTCAGTCGGCCGGCGATGTGCCGCAGAACTCCTGGCTCGCCGATACCGATACCGGGATTCTCGACGAATATCTGTTGATGCTGGGCACCCGCTGGCGGGTACTGCGGCGCCTCGGATTTTCCTATAACGAGGAACTCGACGAATACGAGCGCGAAGTCTCCAAGGCGATCGCGGCCGATGGCGGGGCGGCAATCCTCTCCCTGGTGCCGCGCTCCGGCTATCATCTGCTCGATCCCTACAGCAACGTGCCCGAAACCGGGTTCGGCGGACCGGCGTCCTGATGCGCATGACGCAACAGCAGCGCTTGCAGGTTGCCTCGCAAGCCGTGCAGGAACCGTTTTCGTTCGTCTCTCCAATCAAGGGCTGGAATACGCGGGACGCGCTCGATGCAATGGATCCGGCCGACGCAATTCAGCTCGACAATCTCTATCCCGACGCCGGCGGCGTTTCCACCCGCAACGGCTACACACTATATGCGAGCGGGCTGGGTGCCGGAACGGTCAAGACGCTGGCGGAATTCAATGTCGGCGCCACGCGAAAGTTTCTGGCAGCAGCTTCAGGCGCGATCTATGACGTGTCGGCCTCGGGTGTGGTCGGCTCTCCCCTGGCAACGGGGTTTGGTTCGGACGCCTGGAACACGGTCAGCTTCCTGTCGCGGTTGTTCTTCGCCAACGGCACCGATGTCATGCAGGTGTTCGACGGCACCACATTAGGCAACGCAGCGTTTACGGGGGGCTCGACGCCGTCGCTTGCGACCATCATTGCGGGCGCGCTCTATCAGCAGCGGCTGTTCTTCTGGCAGGCCAATTCGCCCGGCTTCTGGTTTGCGCAGCTGAATTCGATTTCCGGCGCGCTGTCGTTCTTCGATCTGTCGGCCTGGGCGCCGCGCGGCGGCAACCTGGTCGCGGTCACGACCTATAGTCTCGACGGCGGCAACGGGGTGCAGGATTTTATCGTCTTCATCATGTCATCGGGCGATTGTCTGATTTATTTCGGCAACGATCCGGCGAACCTGTTGAACTGGGCCTTGGTCGGAACTTATGCGCTGTCGCCGCCTGTCGGCCCCCGCGCGGTCTGCAATTACGGAGCGGAAGCGTTCTTGACCACCTATGACGATCATGTGCCGCTGAAGGATCAACTAACGGCGATCTCATCGGGC